ACACTCACATACCTAACCACCGCATACATGCAGTTAAGTAAAATGACCATATTTTTTAGGAACTTGGGTGTTCATAGCAAACTTCAGTTATATTAGTGAATTTTAAAAGCAAAGTACAAGTATTTGCACTAACCCTACCGCTATTTTTAAATATAAAAGAAAAAAAATAATATTTAAAGTTTTGGGTTAGGTAGGTGGCTGTAAAAAAAAGAGGTACACTCACATACCTAGTCTCGAAGTTTTGTCGATGATATTATTAAAATAACAACTTTTGTAAAGATAAATGCCAGGATATCCAATGCAGGCTGGATTTGATCAGAGTTCTCTCATGTCAGATCCAAAATTAAAGCAAATGGACACTATGAATCAGGGAAATATGGTTAGTGCTCCTTATTTTGAAGCTAATAAAATGGCTGCTGAAAAAACTAATCCTATGAATGCTGTTTCTCAGGAGACACCAGTTGGTGATCGAGTCGATGAATTTTTAAACAGAATGGGTAAATAAATGTTTATGGATAATGATTTTCCAGCTGTAATGGCAAACGGAGGAGAAGGTAAGACTTTCTTATCTGGTTTTGTTAAAGGAATGAATAAATATAGTCAAGCTGGAACAGATGTAGATGATTTTGAAATGGAGAGAGAATATGAACAGAAATTAGGTAAGCCAATGATGGAGACAGTAAGATTTCGTAAATAAACCCGTCGTAAAATTAATAATAATAGTTTTGACGGTAGATGTCACAGACGACAGTTCAACTTATAAAAGATGGCAGTATTGTTAACGCAGATGTAAACAGTTCTGCAGCTATTTTAGCCTCTAAAATTTCAGGATTAGCTGGTTCCGCAACTACAGATACAACGAATGCTTCTAATATTTCATCAGGAACATTAGCTGCTGCAAGAGTAGGAAATTTAGCAGCATCCAAAATTACATCCGGAACATTTGATGCAGCAAGAATTCCAACTTTAAATCAGAACACAACTGGAACAGCAGCAATAGCAACAACAGTTACAGTTGCAGATGAATCTTCCGATACTACTTGTTTTCCTTTATTTGCTACTGCTGCAACTGGTGATTTAGGAGCAAAAAGTGGTTCTAATTTAACATTTAATTCTTCATCTGGGTTACTTACAGCCACAGGTTTTAGTGGATCAGGTACTTCTATAACTGGTATAAATGGATCAAATATATCTACAGGAACTGTAGCTGCAGCAAGAGTAGCAACTTTAAATCAGGACACTACAGGAACAGCAGCAATAGCTACAACCATAACGGTAGCTAGTGACACAACAGATACACTTTGTTTTCCTATTTTTACTAACACTGGGGTTGGAAATAATGGAGCAAAAGTAAATACTAATAAATTAAGCTTTAACTCAGCAACAGGAGCATTAAGTGCAACTTCTTTTGTTGGTTCAGGTGCAAACTTAACTGATGTGGATGCCGGAGCGACCGGTGGAGGAAGTGACAAAATTTTCTATGAGAATGGGCAAACTGTAACTACTAATTACACCATTGGAGATACTTTCGGAGCTGCCTGTAACGCAATGGCTGCAGGACCTATAACTATTAATTCCGGAGTTACTGTTCAAGTCAACTCTGGAGAAACTCTTACAATCGTATAAATTATGAGTATATTAAAAGTCAACAGCATATTACCAGTAGCAGGTGCACCGACAGGTGGTGGCGGTGGAATAATTCAAATAAAACGATCAACTAAAACTGGTACACAATCATTTTCTTCTCAAGGATATAGTGAAACCCCCACAGATATTACTGACCTCAGTGTTTCAATAACACCTACTTCTTCCTCAAGTAAGGTTTTTGTAATAGTTGAAATAGGGTGTTTTGGTAGTACTGGTAATGCTGCTATGAATTTCCGTATTTATAGAGGATCAACTCTTATAACGCCAGGAGGTAGCGGTGATAACAGACATGCAGCAGTTTGTTTTTATAACGCTAATAATACCAGCATGGGCGTTCCTGCATCAATGAATGTTTTGGATAGTCCTTCTACTACGAGTGCAACCACTTATAAAGTTACAGGATTTACCAACGCTGGAACCATGTACATTAATAGATTACCAGGCGATAGTGCTTGGAACTCAGAGTCGAGAATAACAGTAATGGAGGTGTCAGCATAAATATTCTGAATGTTTAGCTCCCTTAAAATAACTATATAAATAAAGGATTTTTAGATATGGCATTAGACCATGAGGCGATAAGAAAGGCATATCCAGCTGCTGTAATGATTGATGATAGCACAGGAGCTTTTGATGCAAGCGGTAATCAAATCTCGCTTGATAGCAGTCTTGTTACGGCTGCAAGAACAACTTTAGATAATGAAGCTGCTCAAACTCTCTATCAACGTCAGAGAACAGGTGAAGCTGGTACAACAGACACAATTTATCCATCAATAGGAGATCAATTAGACAATCTTTATAAAGATATTCTTGCTGGCACTTTAACTTCAAGTGGGACATTTGCAAAAGAAATCGAAGCAGTAAAAGCTAAATATCCTAAGCCATGAGTACATTAAAAGTTAATACAATACAAGAAACTGATGGTAGTGATTTTCCTCTCGGTAAAATTCTTCAAGTAGTGGGAAACAGCAATGGTACTGCTTTTACTTCAACAAGCACTTCTTACGCTGACTCAGGAGTTACGCAAAATATTACATTATCCGAAGCAAACTCAAAAGTTTTTTTTATTTTAAATATTTCTGTTGATACAGCTAGAGATGATGAAAATGCTTCTGGTCGTGTAAGATTACATCGTTCTGGAGCTACAGGAGATAGTGATAGAACTTACGGAGGCAATGATAAAAATGTAGGTGGTTATGTTGGGGATGGAAATAGTCACAAAAGATTTATGGCTCAATTTACTATGACAGGTTTAGATACAGAACTTGGAAATAATGCTGCTGGAACTACTATTACTTATAAGGCTCAAGTAAGATGTGAAAATAGTGGAAGTAACGCTGATATGAGAGTTAATTCAAATAATGAAATTTCATTTATTACCCTTGTGGAGGTAGCAGCATGAATATTGTTGATGCTATTAAATCTTTAAAACCAAATGCTGAGTGGACACTTATCGGTACATCATATTCTGATTTAAACTGGATTGACGGAAGTCAATCAAAACCAACTGAAT